AGCCATACCTGCCATAGAAGTAATGGACAATCCACGTGCAGCCATTGCTGCGTTAGCTGCTCTCATAGCTCCTGCAGCCCAAGCAGGTACTTGACCACCTTGAAAGTCTTGCATTAATCCAGCTAGTTCATCCCTTACAGATGCAGCTTTTATTTCTCCTGTGCCAAATGTGTCAGCTACTGATTGCCTGTCTACACCAGAACCTTCTACTAGTTGGTCAGGTGTACTTTCCATTGCAGCAGGAGCCTGTACTTGTGATGCTTCGTCTATTTGTGATGCCTCTAAACCTAAAGCAGCACCTTCAGTAGGATCAAGTTGTGCAGCTTGTACTTGTGCTTGTTCTCCTACCACACCTTGAGCCGCTTCCTGTTGTAAAAGCATAGCAGCAATCTGCTCTTGCGTTAAAGAAGGGTCCATCTGTGCTATCTGCTCAGGAGTTAAAACTTGATCAGCTTGTGCAGCTTCACCTAGTTGATAAGGCGTAGCTTGTGCTACAAAAGGAGCCGTACCTGCAAAGGGTGATATTAGAGATTGAGGGCCACCAGTGTTTGAGACTACATCAGCTACAGTTACAGGTGCTGTAGGGTCACCTGCTATCTGTGTTGTTAAGTTAGAACCACTAGGCATAGGCATTGTACCTAAGCCTGTTGTATTTGCTGTAGTAATAGGTGTTGTACCTGTAGCAGTTGTACCTGTAGGTGCAGTAGTTGTACCTGTAGCAGCAGGAGTTACACCTGCTGAAGTGTTTAACATTTGAGTGAAGGTTGGACCTTGTAAATAAGCTGAAGTGTTTGGAGTAGTTGTATATACAGGAGCTTGTTGTACTGGTGCAGGAGTAGATTTTTTACTACTACTTTTTCTTTCTCTGCCAAAGATATCTTTACCTAATCTTTCTAAGGCTACTTTACCTCTATCAGCTACAGGTATTGTATGTAGCGGCCTTTTATAAGCAGGTCCATAACCAGTAGCAGCATTTATAGGCTGCTCAACCATTCGTCTAGCTGCCATAGTGTACTTACCCATCTTTGCTGCTGCTGCAGGGCTGGCTGCAAGGAATGCCTGTATAGACTTACTATCCATTGGCCCATCATAGCCTAGTGCTGGTAAGATTTTCTTTGCCATTGTCTCAGGCTTGAATCCCATAAATTTTTTAGCCATTTTTTATTTCCCTATTTGCATCCACAGTGATGCGGCAATGAATGTTATTACTGCTACGGTTGACATCTTTACAATAGTAGACCACACACCTCTTCTTGTATCACGCCATGTCTCTAGTAAGTTACGCATCTCAATTATATCTTTACGAGCATCGTCATCATGTAATCCTACCTCACGTAATGCTGCTGTAGCACCACGCTTTGCTGCACGATCTAACATCTCTTCTAGTTCTTCTGGTGTAATGTTAGACATTACGTTGTCGCTCCGTAAATCGTTCCGTTATTTGTTAGTGTGTATGTGTTGCCAGTGTCTTCAATAGCTTTACCGCCAGCACCGCCACTACGATTACCGCCTGGTCCTCCTCGACCCCCACTAGCGCCCCAGCCACCGCCGCCACCGCCGCCATTATACATAGTGCCACTGTGTCCTAGATTGTTTCCAGCGCCACCAGCACTACCTCCTGCACCACCTGATGCAGAGTTACCTGTGGCTGTGGTATGACCATTAGAATTACCACTCCAGTTGTAACTATAATTAGTGGAGTGAAAGACTGAGTAATACCCACCTATACCTGGCAGGATTCTACCACCACCGCCGCCATAAGCGCCACCTGCTGCTTGAATTGTATTAGTGTGTCCGTGACCACCGCCACCTCCAGCACCACCGCCCCAAGCTGCACGTTGGACTGAAGTGCCACCAATATGTCCACCTGTAGCATTTAACGCACCACCATTACTTCCGCTAGGTCTTCCTCCACTACCGCCGCCAGCACCACCGCCACCGCCAGCAACTTTAATATCGTTGGTGTCTACATATTTATATCCACCACCGCCGCCACCACCGCCGCCAGCTATATATGAGCCAGAGGCGTTTGTAATTGTAACGCCAGATACATTAGCGTTTATACGAATTCCAGGTCCACCAGCTTGTCCATTTTGGTTACCCCAACCGCCTTTGCCACCTTTACCAATAATTTTACCATTGTTTGTAACTGTGCATGGAATGTCTATTGTCATAGCTGCATTAGCAGTATTGTCTGACCAAATCCACCATCCAGTAGGAACGATAAGAGTACCACCACTACTAACATAATCGCTAACAGTTATTTCTTGTAATGAGTTTTGTCCATTTATAACAGTAGCATTACTTAGCGTTACTTCATTAGCTGCGCCATAATACTCATTCATAGCGTTTTGTGCGCCAGCATCTTTGTTTACAAGTCCTCTAACATCACTATCGTTTAGTGATACTTCAGTGCCAGTATCACCACCAACTTCAATGTGAATGTCGTTTAAACTTATCTGACCACTAGTCTGAAGAGCCATTCTTTAGTTCCTCTATTTCAGCTTTTAACTCTTTAATAGCCTCTATTAGTAATCCGTGTAACTGATCATACTGAACTGTTTTATATAAACCTACATCACCGTCCATTTGAAAATGTAACTTCTTTTCTTCTACAGCACTAGGTAATACTTTTTCTACCTCTTGGGCAATAACACCTGCAGATTTTTTACCATCATTATTATAAACAAAGGTGTATCCATTTATCTGATCAACTTTATCTAAAGCACCCTCTATTTTTTGTATATCTTTTTTTAGTCTTTCATCTGAGATAGTGCTTGAGTATGCTACAACGTTTGACTTAACGTGAAGATCTCCATCATCTTCCGTAATAAAAGCCTCAGAAAAAACGTTCTTAAACTTTAAAGATGATGTACCTAGATCAACAGTATTTGTTGTCTTTGGCCTCATAGCAGATGAAGTAATAATCACGTCTTGTGACGGTCCTACGTTTTGAATAGGTGCGCCCTCTCCAGATGTACCATCATGAGAATGACCAGTACTACCACTCAAAGCTGATTCTATTGCATCAAACTCATTATTAAAATCAGCAGCGTCAATAACGCCACCTGTAACGATATTAATTGCTGCTTGTCTTGTATACCCTGCCATTTTTACTGCCTATCATGTTGTCTATACTCAAGCACGGCTGTGTCAAGAGTGAAGGTTGGATTTAATGAATTATCTGTAATACGCATAGCTACTGTTTTAAAAGAACCTATTACGTTTTCTTTATATATTTTATCTAATGTTCCACTGAACGTTGCTACACCAAAAACAGAAGAAGCTACTCCATATAAAAATACACCACTAGAAGTAGGTGCAATAAAAGTTAAAGACGTAAGATCTGCTAAACTAACTGCTGTATCTAACACAATGTTTTGTTGGTTAGTTACGCCTGTTACTTTTACTGTTCCTGATATACCTGATCCTACAACGGTTTGACCTACCTCTATTGTACCTACATTACTAACAAGCGACACAAGAGTGCTAGAAGTAGTAGCACCATTAACTAGTGCAGTTACAGTAGCAGAAGCTGGTGTGCCTATGTTTATTGTAGGTGGTTGTACAATAGCTAGATCATTTTCAGATTCAAAGTCTAATTTAAAGTTAACATCTAGGTTCATGCGTCCAGTTGGTTCTGCATAAAGAGTTAACTTATAAAGAGTCTTACGTAGCTGTGGATCTGTAATAGCCATGTACGGTGATTCATATATAGCTTCTATATTCGAGCCATCAAAAGAATTGCCTGAATCCATAAGATAACAGTAACCATCATCATTACCAAACATAATTACTTCATTTGAACCTGAATAAACACTATCCGCAGCATAAACTTTTAAGCCTTTAGTAGTAGACCAATTTATACCAGAACCACCTTGCGATACAAACTTAGTAGCAATTAATCCTTTTGAGTTTGAGGACTGTACTGCTGACCTGTATTCGAATATTCTATACTGAGCTTTGTTTCTGACTAATACAGAACAGAATGTATTTGTGTTTGCGATAAATTCTTTTGCATCTTTAAATATAGTATCTGAAGCTACGTCTAACGCAAAGTCACCAATACGATCTGTAGCACCTAATAGTCTAACACCATCTGGTGAAAGGTAGATTATGTCTCCACCAAACTCTTGTATTGTATCAGGATTAAGACAACCTATCTTGTCTGTAATAGGTTCAAGTACAAAATCAGAAGCGGTGTTACCTACTAATCTTTTTATTGAGTCTCTAGTAAATACAATAAGTTGATCACGGAATACTATCATACCTGTTATATTACTAGCAACATTTATACTACCAGCACCATTAGCCACAGAGAAGTCATCTATTGTTGCAGGTGCAGTAAAGAATATAATATTATCTTTTGCGTAGAAGCCTGTGTTTTTAAATATAACAGCTATGTCTGTGCCTTCTATGTCTGTAGAGTTTGAAGAAGACATGAAAGTCATAGTGTTACCGTTAGAGTTATATATTGCTGGATAGCCTCTACCGTCAACAAATACTGTTTTTTCATCTCCTGTAAAATTAAAAGTAAAGTGTCTGACTTTAGCAGTATTTGACGCTGTGCTTGTGCCTAGAGTAGTCCACGTTTGAGATGTGCCATAGTGATAGACTGTCTTATTAACTTGACTAGAAGAGAACGTACCAAAGGTAAGCACTGTGTTATCTGCTAATGTTTGCGCTGGTGATAATACAATGTTATCTTGACTACTAACTGTAGAAACCGTAACGTCACCAGATATACCTGTACCTGTTACAAACATACCTACTTTAATATTTGTAATAAAACTAAGAACAGCATTGTCTGCTAATGATACTGCTGTATCTAATATAATACTGTTTTGATTAGTTACTGTCTTTACTGTAACTGTACCAGTAATACCTGTACCTGTCACAACCATGCCTCTAGTAATAGTGCCAAAGTCTGCACCAGTACCAGCTATACTAATGCCTGTTATTGGGCCTGTTGTTACAGCCGTACCTGCAATACTTGCGGTTGCTACTGAACCTGTTATCACAGCCGTTCCTGCTATTGTAGCTGCTGTAATAGCACCACTTCCATCTACTGCAGTTATTGTTATAGTTGCATCATTAGCTGTAGTAGCACCGCCTAGTTGTGTGCCTACAATAGTAATAGTTTCACCTGCAGCGTATCCAGAACCTGCAGCACTTATAGCTACTGTATATATACCAGTGGTTGCACTCACTGTGCTAATAGTATTACCCATAGCATTACCGTGAACAGTACAATAATATCTTGCTGGCATAGTTCCAGAAGTAGGAACAGCTATAGTAACTGTTGCACCAGAAGTTCCTGCAGTGCCAGTTGTAGTAACTCCAGTAGTGTATGCACTACCACCAGAATCTTTAAATGCTAATGGATGTCCTGCTACTGTAGAATCACTAACATCAAATGTATAAGTAGTACCTTCAACTAGAGATAATGTTGGAGTTGCTACACCATCAAGTGCAAAAACATTAACACCACCAACGTTTACAACAGTTACAGCATAGTTAGTGGTTTGACTTATACCTGCCCCTCTAGTAACATTGAATGTGCCACTACTACCAGAACCACCATAAGCAGATTGAGTTGGATTAGTGTAAGTTTTAGAAACACTGGTTACACTATTTACTGTAACAGTTGCGTCATTTGCAGTTGTAGCACCACCTAGTGCTGTACCAGCTACAGTAAGAGTTTCTCCTACTTTATAACCACCAGTACCTGCGTTAGCAATAGCTACGCTATAGGAGCCTCCGCTTCTTGTGACATTAATAACAAGTCCAGTACCATCACCAGCATATGTGTATGCTGCACTGTTGTAAAGAACACTAGCAGCTACACCTGTAACTGTAACTGTAGCATCATTAGCAGTTGTAGTACCGCCTAAGTTTGCACCAACTATTGTTACTGTCTCGTTAACAGCATAGTCAGAACCTCCTGCATTTACTGTTGCTGAGTAAGTTCCGCTTGTATTTGTTACATCAAAGGTAGCACTAGTACCGTTTGCTGAAGCAGTGCCTGTTACTGCAGTAAAAGGTCTTACTCTATCTACAGTTACATTTGCAGTTGAAGTAGTAGCACCATTGACTATTGCAGTGGCTCTATTATTATCAAGTGAAACTGCTCCTGTGTTAGTATTCGTGTTTATCTGTCCACCCATACCTGCGTGTTGTGAACAGTAATAATAAAGGGTAGGCGCACCAGAAGCGACAGTAATTGTTGTTTGTGTAGAACTTACATGAGTAACACCAGTGGTATATTCAGCACCACCACTAGTATGTGTGCCATCAGTTGTCGTTGAAAATCTAAAGGGGTGAGCAGATGGATAATTAAATGTGTAAGTAGCACCTTCTATCAAATCAAGAGTAGGTTGTTGTGAACCTCCTATAAAATATTTGTTAGAGCCACTAACACTCTGAAATGTTACTGTGTAAGTATTGCTACCATTAACTGTAGAGGTAGCCGTTTGATACTCTGTTACTGTAGCTGTATCCATTTTTCTAGCTACTACAGCCCTGCTTGATGCAACAGCTTTTATGCCTAAGACAGGCCCATCGCCAGGTACTTCTGTATTGTTAAATTTAGAGTAACCTTTTAGCTTGGTGTAACCACCTTCTTTGTTTACCTCAAAGTTTTGTAAAATAGTAGCAGAACCTACGGCACTTACACCTTGTTGTAAAGGAGTAAGGTTAGAGATTAAACCACCACTAAACTCAATAGGAAATGTAGACCATTGTGTTGGCATTAAAAATGTACTCTTCTATCTCTTATATAGGGTGTTCTGTTTATATAAATAGAACGTAAGTTTTTAATTTGCATTTCAAACTTTTGAAGGGCTATACTTGCTGCTTGTGTATCACCTCTAAACTGATAAGCATAATACATTGCACCGTCTACTATAGCAAATCTATATTGCTCTGGCAGGGCTGGTACGTCTAAAGCTCCTTCTAAGTCGTATCCTAATGAGTAATACTCATAGACTATAGTATAAGCTTTATCAGGTACAGGATGACATATTAATTCTCTACTTGGTGTTCTTACTATATGTGTCGGTACACCACGTATGTCTGCTGATGTATTAAACTCATCATCTGCATACTTTTCTATCCACTCTTCATATATTAAATGCTTTAACTTGTTAGTTCCTACATTAAGTGTATCATCTCTTTTGATACGAAAAGAATCCATATCAACAGTCTTTGCATCTGTTGGGTAAAAATATTTCATAGCCCCTGCAGCTAGGACAAGGTCTGACTGTATATGGTTCCAAGGCCATTCAAACTCTTCTTGATTAATGTGTCTTATAGCAGAGTTTACGGAGTCTTTAGCAATACTATAATAACCTACAGCATTAGCAAAGTTTGTGTCTGTTAATGCTACTTCATTTAGTCTGTGATTAACATCATTAACTAACCCAAGAAAATCATAAGCCATTTTTATCTATCCCTTACAGGTAATGTTATTGAACGCTCATAGGTTAGTCCTTGTGCCGAAGTAATTCTACACGTAGTCTTGTACCTTAAGTTATTAGTACCACCAGCAAAACGTGCAGTAGCCACATTTCCAGAAGTAGTAGGTGCTATAAATTGTAATCCATTTACTGTGGTTCCATTAGATAATGGTCCAGTTTTAGTGCCATTCGCATCATCAATAAACCATTGTGCTGATACTAAACTGTCTGCTCCTAAAAACCTAGACCAGTCCACACTAAAGTCTGCTGTTTCATCTGGATCTTTTTCAGGCCATCTATAAGACATATCTTATCCTTAATTGGTTATGTATACTACTCTGTCTATGTTTACAGGTTCTATAAATACTTTTCTGTCTTCTGGTTTTATGTAAACAAAACGTGCTGCGTTTGATACTGCACTAGTAGACGGAGATAGTACTACTGTTCTATTTTCAAATGGTATATACACAGTGTATGTACCACGCACAGTAGGTGCTAATATTATAACTGTTCTGCCTCTACTGTAGCTATTAGCTATACTGTTAAAATCAAAACTTTCGCCTACAGGATTGTCAAGATTTTGTAGTATGTTAGCAAGTAAACTAGATGATGTTACATTAGCTTTACCTGAAATATTAGGTAGTGTTGTACTTATGGTAGCCGATAGAGAGGCAGGACTTGCGGTAGCTTGTGCATCAAAGTCTACAGAGTTTAGAGCAGAGACTACTTGATTTAGTGTTGCCAGTGTTGTGTTTGCCACACCGTTGATGGTAGGCAGGTTAACTGCAGAAGGACTTACTACTGCAGTGGG